CCCCCGGAAGGACCCGCACAATGGGGGGAGGGGGGGGTCACCTGGCCGAGGCCACCGCCTTCTCCAGGCTGCTGCGCAGGTAGTCGCCGAAGCGACGGTCGATCACCTTCTGCCCGATCTCCGCCATGGGGAACATCTTCCCGTAGCGGGCACGGGGCACGGCAATGAACAGCGGGCGGAGTTTTCCCTTCGCCGTCCGTTGGTACACACCAGGAGGCCTCCCAGCGCCGTCTGGACGCCCCAGGAAGACGCTGTTCTTCCCCTTCGTGGCTATCTGGCTCTCAATGCGCTTCAGAGCGGCCAAGGAGACGTTTCCAGCGGCCGTCAGGTTGATCGCTGCGGGCACGAGCACCGAGCCCTTCGGCATCGTCGCCTCAGCCCTGGCCAGGTAACGCCGCTCCACCGGCTTCTGCCCACGATCACCACCGCTGATCAGCGTGCGCAGGTATCGGGCACGGCGACGCTCGGCGTACACCTCAGCCTCGAGGTTGCGCTTGTTGGATTTGTTGACCAAGAACGCGCGCTGGGTGAAGGCCACCGGGTTCTTGAAGTACTGACGGGTGGCGCCGTTCATCGCCTCCCGCATGTCGAACGCCGTGCGGTTCAGCGCCTGGCTGATGGCGAAGGGGAGCTGCTTGGTCATGGTGTCGGTCCACCGGATAGCGGTGGGCAGCTCCGACTTGATATCCAAGCGAATGGTGGTCATGGCTTCACGGTAAGGGCGTTACGGGCGTAACAGGGCGTAACAAGACCCGTAACATCGAGACCCTCACCAGCGCAGTGGATCTGCCCCTGTTGTTACGTTGTTACTTCTTTATAGAGAAATATATATATATAAGAGAGAGGAGGGAGGAGGAGGGATGCCTCTCTTTCTTTATATGTGTGGCTATGTTTTGGGAAAAAGCGTAACAGCGTAACAACTGGGGCAAATCCCTTGCGCCGCAAGGTGTTACGCTGTAACAAGCACCCGTTACAAATCGCTGATCTGTAACGCCACAGCCCTGGATAGGGTGCCTGCGCCCTTGAAACGCATCGGCTCGGCCTTGCTCGCGCCCTTCAGCCTGGAGAGCAGCGTGCCCCAGCTATGCGACCACTGCGTATCGCGGAGCATGGTTGCGATGGCCTCGGCGGTATTGCTGACGAACAGCGTCCCGACCTCTGGATCGACCTTGAGGCCATGGCGTTCGAGGGCGTTGCGAGCCGCTGATGGCTGCACGTCGATGTCCGTTGCGTGATGCATGGCGATCTCGACCAGCTCGCCCACGGCGCGGCTGCAGGTCTTCTCATCAGTTTCCACCCGAAGCTGATATTGGAGGATCCGGCGGATGCAGCGTTGCTCGTCGGGGATCTCAGTGGCTTGGCTGTATGGCTCCCAGTTGTTGGCCTTGATCAGGTTTCTAGCTTCATCGTCTGTTGGCACTTGCCGGGAGTACAGCGACCATGTTCCGGCCAAGAGGGTGCCGTACTGATCGCCTAGGCGCTGGGAATCGAAATGCTCAGCAGCGACTCGAGTGAAGACTCGGATCGATTCACGAATCACGGGGATCAGCGAAACGGTGCGAGCGATGAGGCGGCGCCCTGTTTCTTGGTTTATGTAGTGGTCAAGATCGCGATCAAGGCCTTCCCAGTGCTTGATGCGCTCCTGCTTCGGTATTTCGGTTGGACTGCGAAGAGTGAGCTGAGCGAAGCGACTGCGATCAGCACCTTGCTTGAGAGCAGTGGCGATGGAGGACATGAGGAACATCGAGCGGATATTGAACCTGGTCACATCACCGCCTGGGCTGCCCTTGATCATGGTGGCGTGAGACTCGCTGGACGCAACACGCGCCAGGGCGAGGATGTTTTGCATCCGCACCTGGTCGGCCTTCTCATTCGATTCAGCCTCATCGAAGACGACTGGCAGGGCATCGCATTTCAATGTCTGGCGCAGACCGGCTTCGGTGGTGTTGCCAGCAACGATGAGCCCCATGTCGGCCAGCAATGGCGCGACATAGCGATCAAGGATTGCCGACTTGCCTGATCCTGCGGATGCCGTTAGCCATGCGTGAGGGCGCCAAGGCAGCGCGCCGCAGATCGGCGCAAGGGTGACCCATCCAGCGAGTAGCAAGCCAGATGCAGGCACCTCCCAGTGGAATCGCTCTGCCAGCTCCCAGATGATGAAGGCCTCGGTGTCGCTCAATGGCTCGACGTTGGACGGACCAACCAAATCGGCCATGCGCTGATAGAGGTATTGGCTATCGAACGGCTTGAGGACAGGCCTGCTCGCGCCGTTGACGATGAGACGATCACCAAGGTGAAGCACGGTGCGCTTGTCATCCCACCATGCACCACGGCCGCGAACGCGATCCGGGTTGTATGGCGGCACCAAGTCGGCCAATCGAAACAGCAAATCGGCAGCTTTTACCCAGTCGACGTTGCCGCGATCGTTGGCTGCGATTTGCTTCCAATAGTCGAGATTGGCTAGGGCAACAAGGTTGGTCCCGGTATGCGAGCCACGGGTGATGCGAATCACCTGACCACTGCCATGAGGCCGGTAGTAGTAGTTATCGCCCTCCTGGCCGAGGCAAGTGAAGTGGCCATTAGCTTCGAGTTCAGGCAACTCGGGCTCTGGTTCCGTTTCTGGTTCTGGCTCCGGCAGTGGTTCATCGGCTGGCTGAAGTGGGGCGGAGATGTTGGCTTTGATGTAGGCCGCGGCCTCCTCTGGCGTCCAAGTTGCATCGGCTAGATCCCAGCCCTCAGGTGCGTCGGATGGCGGTGTGACCATCTGCACGCGATCGACTGGTAAGCGCAGCAGCAACTGCGCAAGACGATCCATGGCCTGCTGGCCAACGGCATCAGCATCAGGCCAGAGGATGATGCGCCGGCCGGTGAGCGGCGACCAGTCGGCTTTGTCGATGGCCTTGCAGCCTGATGGCCAGGTGGTGACCACGGCGCGGGGGTAGAGCTTGGCGGCAGCATCAGCGGCCTTCTCCCCTTCAACGATCAGCACAGTGCCGTCGCTTGAGCGCAGCCTGGTGAGGTTGAGCAATGGCCGCGGAGCCGGAGGCGCCTTCCATTCCCAGCGGTTGCCGGACCACCAAAGCGGACGGATCTTCTTGCCAGGGAATCGGCAAACCAGGAAGCTGTCGCTGTAATGCCAGATGCGTTCAGCGCCCTTGGCTGGCGGTTCAGGGCGCTGTGGTGTGATGCCCAAATGCTGTTCGATGCGCTGTGCGGCCTCCTTGAACTCCCAGCCGGTTCGACGCATCAGTAGATCCATGCCAGTGCCACCACCACCTGATTGATCTTTTCCGCCGCATTTATTGCAGTACCAAGATCCGGTGCCATTTTGATCATCAAAGCGATAGCGATCCTTGCCGCCGCACAATGGACAGGCCTGATGCTTGTCTGTGAGCTGAGTGGCGGAAAGTCCTGCAAGGGCGCCAAGAATCGACGGCCAATGGCCGTTGGCGTGCTCAATGAGTTTGTTCATTTGCTGGTTTTAAGGACAAATTGCTGGACTGCTTCCTTCGACTCCCGTTTCTCTTTGCGGCGAGCATCTGCAATCTTTTGCAGACGTTCAGGCCAAAGGTGTTCAGCTTTTTCGAGCAACGATGCCTGCAAGGCGTGATCAAGTTTGCCGATGCGCTCTAGCTCCTCAGGATCGTTCTCACCTGTGAAGCAGTGATAGAGCAGCTCTGGCGTCAGCCACTTGTATAGGTCTGAGATGAATCGATCGCGAACGCGATTTGGCCGGTTCATTTCGCGGTCTTCTCCATAGCTGCATTGATGAGTTGCCTGACAAAGGCGGATCGAGAGAGCAGGGCGCCGGCCTGCTGATCTAGCCAAGCGATTTGGGCGGGCGGCAGGTCGATGGTGATGGTGCGGCGCTGTGGGCGCTTTGACTGCATGGGTTGCGCTGTGGTGTCGCTGGGGTTAGCGTAGCGTGGATTTTGAGCTTGCCAACCCCATGCCAGCGTTTCGGTCACATCTTGAGGTCCTTGTCGCCCAGGAGCTTGATCATCATGGTGTGAGCTGGGACTACGAACGCCCGGTGTCTCTGCCAACTCAGTTGCCGCTTCCTTATCTGCCGGATTTCACCATTGATAGCGCCAGCGAGGTACTCGAGCTTCCGCGATGGATTGAAGTCAAGCCGCAACAATTTCTTTACGATTTGCGCGATTTGCTTGGTGTAACTCGACGACACGGAGATCGATTTTCCGGTGAAGTAGTTAGAGAAGAGGTAACCGCCAAGGATCTTCGCGAGATGCTCCTGCAAGAGCTTTGGAAGCCGAAGCGCTTGGCGGAGCTGACTGGCGAGTCAGTCCTTGTGATTGGCACTGTCGGAGGCACTTCTTCATTGTCTGTAGAGATGTGTGTTGACTCGATTCGATTTAGCCGGTCTCACCCATTCGTGAATTGGCTTGGCGTGCAGAAGGCGAAAGAACGTGAGCGCAAGAGATTGCAATGGGAGGCTGAAGCAGCAGAGCGGCAAAGGTTATGGCGAGAACAGCAGGAGCAAGAGCGTCAAGTAAATGCTCGACGATTACAAGAAACCCTGCGTTTCAGGCATTTAGGTCCAACCAGATGGGCGCGTGCGTGTTCTGGCTGTAACGCATTTGTTCCAGCCGGCAGTGGTTCTCTTCGTAAGGTTTTGTTCACTGATGGCAGTCATCAATGGCGTGTGCTCTGTTCTAACTGCTGCCATCCATGATGCGTACAGCATCAGAAACTGAGCGCGCCACGCCAGCGATGCCACCGGCTCCGCGGACGGTGCCAAGCCAGGCCTGCTGTGCTGGGGTTGTGCGGCCTGAGGTGGTCTTCACCTCGATGCTGGTGAAGATGGCGACGCGCTGCCCGACCATCTCGGGGGTGATGGTGATGGTGCGCCAGCCGATCAGATCTGCTGAACCGCGAGCGAGGCCGAACTGAACCGGGCGGCCAGTGCGTGGATCGGGCAGGGTGCCGGTGTTGTTGCGGAATAGGCGGAGATCGGATCGTGTGCCGAGTGCGAGGCGGATGCGCTGCTGGATGTCGGTCTCAGCGTTTGGCACGCGCGTGATAGATCCGGTACGCCCAGCCGGGACTGTAGCCGCGTTCATTGGCTAGGGCGAGGAGCTGCTCGAGGGTGCGAGCGGTGCCCTGCTTGCGGCGCGCCTGCCGCATCTCGCTCCGCTTCAACTCCTGCAGCTCACCAGCCAGCTGGCGGATCTTGCGGTTAGTGATCGGTGCGCATTGTGCGCCGCAAACGGGACAGATCGGTTGCGGCTTGAAGGCGGCGTAGCACTCGGGGCATGTGCGCACTGATGGCGCTGCTGTGCCTGCGGTGCGCCTGATGCCATCGTCGAGCGTCCAGTCACGATGATCGTCGGGGAAGCCATGGCGGGTGACATTGCCAACGTGATCGAGGATCAGCGCGGCCTGCTTGCCAGGTGCTGGGCGGAGTACGCGGCCGATTTGCTGCAGGTAGAGGCCGAGGGATTTGGTGGGGCGTAGAAGGATCGCGCAGCTAGCGGCTGGTACATCGAAGCCTTCTGAGACCACATCGACGGTCACCAGAATCTGCACCAGGCCGGCGCCAAAGTCTGCAACGACCTGATCGCGATCGACGGTGGTACCGAGGAGTAGTACCGCGCGGACGCCTGCAGCTTGGAAGGCCGCGCAGACTGATTCGGCGTGCGCCACATTGCAGCAGAACGCGATCGCCTCTTGGCCTGCTGCGAGCCGCTGATAGTGCGCGATGGCATCACCTGTGACGGTGGGGCGATCCATGGCTGCCGCGGTTTGATCGTTGGCATAGTCACCAGCTCGCGTGCGGATGCCGGATAGGTCGGCTACCACAGGTGGCGCGTAGATGCGTGAATGGCTGAGGAAGCCAGCGTCGATCAGCTCAGCGACCGAGGGACCAAGCACCAAGTGGTCGAACGCACTGCGGAGGCCGCGGCCATCGAGGCGGCATGGTGTGGCTGTGACGCCGAGGCGGTAGGCGGATGGCCAATGCTGCAGGGTGCGCTCCCATTGGCCTGCAGTGGCGTGATGCGCTTCATCGATGATGATCAGATCCGGCTGCCAGTCGATGCGGAATAGGCGGCGCGCGATCGTCTGGACTGAGGCCACCTGCACGGGCGCTGGGGATGGCTCGATGCCTGCGGCGATGAGGCCGTGATCGAGGCCTGCCCATTGCAGCTTGTCGCTGGCTTGGCGGAGCAGCTCACGGCGATGCACCAAGATCAGCACCCGCCGGCCTCGAGCGGATGAGGCCTGCGCGATGGCGGTGAAGATGATGGTCTTCCCGCCGCCCGTTGGCAGGCAAAGCAGTGGCGCCCGATAGCCAAAGCGGTAGGCATTGCGGAGATCGTCGATGACCTGCTGTTGGTAGCGCCGGAGCTGCATGGGGTTGCACTTGACCGCATCAGGCTATAGGATCGCGCAAGTCGCCACACCTTATGGAGAACGCCGACTATCACGCGCACCCTGCGATCTCAAAGTCGCATCTGGATCTCATCGCGCGCAGCCCGCTGCATTACTGGGCGCGCTACATCGACCCGAAGCGGGTCATCCCCGAGCCGACGCCAGCGATGCGCATCGGCAGCGCAGTCCACACACATGTGCTCGAGCTGCACAAATGGGATGCCGAATACACCGTGGCACCCGATGGCCTTGACCGCCGCACTAAGGCTGGCAAGGAAGCATGGGCAGCGTTCGAGGCTGAAGCCAACGGCCGCACCGTGCTGAGCCGGGAGGATGCCGATCTGGTGATGCACATGGGCAGAGCAGTGCTCGGCCATCCGGCTGCTGCATTGCTACTGGGCATGGCGGGCGAGGCCGAGACCACGCACATGTGGACGGAGCCGACCACCGGCCTGCAATGCAAGTGCCGGCCGGACTGGATCACCGAGGACGGCGGCATCGTGGTGGATCTCAAGACCACCGAGGACGCCAGCCCGCGGGAGTTTCGCCGCAGCATCGCGAAATGGCGCTACCACTGTCAGGCCGGGTGGTACATGGCGGGCATCGAGGCCGCCTATGGCAAGCGGCCGTCGGGGTTCATCTTTATCGCAGTGGAGAAGAAGCCACCGTTTGCGGTTGGTGTCTACGCCGCTGATGAACAGATGATCGAGCAAGGCTATGAGACCGCCATGCGCGACCTGCAGACGCTGGCGGAGTGCAAAGCATCAGGCCGCTGGCCTGCCTACAGCGATCGGATTGAACCGATCAGCCTGCCGGCATGGATGACTGGCGAGGCCACCACACAGACCACCGAGATCGAGATGTACTGATGGAATCGACAGCACTCACCACCACCCAGCCCGCGGGCTCCGTCTTCTCGGGAATTCAGGCGTTCGAGGACGCCCAACGGATCGCGAAGGCCTTGGCCAGCAGCACGCTGATCCCGCCACAGTTCCAAGGGCAGCAGGGGTTCGCCAACTGCTTGGTCGCGCTCGAGATCGCCAACCGGATGGGCATCTCGCCCTTCCTGGCGATGCAGCACCTGCATGTGATCCACGGTCGCCCATCGTGGAGCAGCAGCTTCATCATCGCGATGGTGAACGGCTGCGGTCGATTCAGTCCGCTGCGGTTCGAGCTGAGCGGCAGCGGCGACAGCTTGGCCTGCTATGCGATCGCCAAGGATCTTGCCAGCGGGCAGGAGCTGAAGGGACCGACCATCACGATGGCGATGGCGAAGAAGGAAGGCTGGGCGACCAAGGCGGGCAGCAAGTGGCAGACGATGCCCGAGCTGATGATCCGCTATCGGGCAGCAGCGTTCTGGGGTCGGTTGTATGCCAGTGATCTGCTGCTCGGGATGCAGAGCCAAGAGGAGGTGGTCGATATCGAGCAGGTGACCGTGAGCGATCCCGCCACCACCATCCAGGATCTGAACGCCGCCATCCCCGAGCCGGCACCTACACCTGCACCCGAACCTGAGAGCGATGAACTCTTCTGAGTATCTGACCGCCAGCCAGCTTGCGCAGCGTTGGGGGTTGCACCCTGACACGCTGATGCGCTGGCGCAAGGCAGGCAAAGGTCCGGCGTACTTCCGCACGCCGGGCTTCGTGCTCTACCCATTGGCCGGGGTGGAGCAATACGAACAGGCCAACACCACTACCAACGAGGACCAATGAGCTTCAAGCTGAACCTGAGCATTTTCAAGTCGACCAAGCCCGAGAGCAAGGTGGACTTCAGCGGGATGATGAACATCAAAGTGGAGGAGCTGGATGCGCTCTGCCGCTTTGTGATGAGCCAAACCCCCGATCAGTACGGCAGCGTCCAGGTGCCGATCAGCGGCTGGAAGAAGACCAGCCAGAAGGGATTGGCCTATGTGAGCGCCGTGGCGCAACCGCCGCGCGACTGGGTGGATCCTGGCGATGCTGCGCAGAAGCTGGCCGCGGCCACTGATGGCGTGGTGGTCGACGTGAGCGACGATATGTTCTAACGCCCCATCAGTTCACATTCGAGCCGCGCGATCTCGTTGACGGCCTGCTGGAGCAGTTGTTGCTGGTAGCAGGCTTGTTTATAGAGAGCGACGGCCATAGTGCCCGCGTCTTTGCTGTTGAGCAGAGCGCGGGCATGTTTTTCGATTTCAAACTGCTGCTCTGCCGACAGGGTGACGGCCATCCACTCACCGAACCGCATTGTGCTAGACCAGTGGGGTACACCTGCATGATACCGATGCAATGCCAGCGCTGCTCCAGCTCGATGGTCAGAGCAGTAGCCACGAACAACAAGGAGCCGGGCGTGACCGTACGGAAACGGCAGTGTGCCGACTGCGGTTTCGTGTGGTTCACGGTGGAGCTGCCTGTTAGCCCGGCGGTGGTGGGCTGGGGGCGGATCGATGCGAAAGGGCAGAGCAAGCCGGTGCTGCGGGTACCGGTGGAGATCGCGGTCGGCAGCGAGGCCGTGTGAAGAACTGTCACACGGTGTTGGCATGTGCCCCGTAGGCAGGGCATGATTGTGTGCATCGGAGGGAAACGCCTCCACCGCACTCCCAGTCATGACCACCACCATCAACGGCCGCACCTTCGAGCTGACCGAGAACACCGCCGAGCTGGCCAATCTCCGCGCTCACATCAAGAGCCAAGGCTTCGACGGCACCATTTGGGAGGGCTTCAGCGCTCGCACCGGCCGTCAGCGCAAAGATCTGCGCTCACTGATCTATTGCACCAAGAGCGGCCAGTTCGTGATCGCTTGCTCGGTCTGAGCCCTTTGGGGCTCTCATCCACCTATCACTTCAATCCAATGATCAACCGCATCAACAACGCCATCTGCTTCCTTGTCGTCGCGGCCGTGTTCGCCATGATCGGCATCGAGGCCGGCAACCAAGCAGGCGCCACGCACTCCGGCACCCAGTCCTACATCGAGGTGCGCAAGTGACCCCCCGCCGCTTCTACTTCACGATCAAGGCCGCCAACGTGGTCGAGTGCGTGCAGGCGCACAGCCTGACGGAGGCCAAGCTGATCGCTGCCGATACATGGCTCCCATGGTGGAATCAGATCGAATGGCTCAATCCTGAATCTGTCACCGATCCCAATGTCTACCTCTAGCTCCCCCATCGCCTTCCAATGGCGCACTGACCCCGAGGATCAAGGTGTCTATGGCGAAGGCATCAGCCGGCCACGCCATGGTGCTCGCACACGCGAGTATCGCCTGCTTGTCTACCCAAAGGGCGCGCGCCCACTGACATGGATCACGCGCGCTGAATCACAAAAGCACGCGATCCTGTATGCACAGAATCGTTGGCCATCCGCTGAAATCGAACTCGCATCATGACCCCAGACCAATCCATTGTTCCCTTCCACCGTTCATTCATCCTTGCGAAAGTTATCTACCTCGACAAGGTGAATGATCTCAGTCGATCCGAACTGGATCTGCTGAACATCGAGACGCTGGCTGCATTGCAGGAGGCAAGGCACAACTACGACCTGATCGAAGACAAGCAATCCGAGGAGGCCAGTGGCGAGTATCGCCGGATGAAGATGGCCGGCTACTTCCAAGCTGCTATTCAAATCGCCCTGCAGAGCCGATGAACGACGCATCCCGCGCCCGTCTCTATAGCCTGCTCGAGGGCAGCAATACCTTCAAGGCTGGCCAAGCATCAGAGCGTGACCGCCTGCGGCTGCTGATCGACATTCGCATCGATCAGCTACGGGGTACCACCGGCATCAAGAACCGGGAGCAGCTCTGCGCTGAACTGTTGAACCTCCGTCAGTACCTCAACGAATGAAAGCCACGTTCCTCGACGATCAACGCCACGAGATGATGGAGGCGCTCTATCGCGCCAGTGGCCGCACCTGCGGCACTTACACCGGCCTGTGGGAGGAGTTTGCCCGTGATTTGGCGGCGAACTTCCGCGATACCTACTACCCAGACCTGTTCGCCAAGGTGGTCAAGGCCATGGATGCCACCGAATCGGTGATGGCCGAAAAGCAGGCGCAGCAGGCCATCGAGGTGTGCCGCCAGCAGTTACTAGGTGACAAATGGCGGTGACCACCAGGGTCCGCAATCGCACCCTGAATATCCGGGTGACGGACGAAGAAGTAGCAATGGCGCGGCAGATCGGCAACGGCAATGCCAGCCACGGCTATCGGCTCGCTATTCGTTGGATGGCCGACCGCTCGATCAGTGGCATCCCGCTCAGCACCATGCTGCGCGCTGCTGCTGAGATGGCGGCCGACCTTGAACGCACACCTAAGAGAGGAGCACCACCCCGTGGCTGATCTGGTCAACCACCCCCCGCACTACCAAGCGGGAACCATCGAGGCGATCGACTTCATCGAGTCGGTGATCGCCGATGCGCCGCACATGGTCTTGGCCTACCTGCAAGGCCAAGCGCTCAAGTACATGATCCGCATGTGGCTCAAGGGCAACGCGCTCGAGGATGCCCGCAAAGCGGAGTGGTATCTGAATCGACTCATTGCCAAGATGGAGTCATGCTCGAACATCTCCGCCTGAACTGGCTTGAGCGCCAAGCGCTGCAGATCCTCTGCCGCAGCGAGCGCATCGGTCTGCTGGTGATCAAGCGCCATAGCTCCCGGATGGTCTTCATCGTCCGGGATCAGACTGATCCCATTGACATCACGCAGGCTGATGAGCCGCTGTCGATGCAGCTCGAGCGGTTGTATCACCAGCCGAGCTTCGGGGAGGATGAATGATCAGGTTGCACGCCGGCCGATTGCTGCTGGTGTGCGACCGCACCGATCGAAGCTGGCACGCGCGCGTGATGCTCGGTCCGAAGGCTGAGCATCAGGTCGAGGTGGATACCGGCACCGTCCATCTGCCGGATGCGCTGCTGCGTGCTGAATCGGTTTTCCAAGCGGCGGTGGCCAGCATCAGGCCAGAGACCGCCAGCGTGATGTGCTGGGACTGCATCCAGTGGGAGATGAGTACGCAGCGGTGTGATCTGCTGCTGCCGGAGAGCAAGCGAAGTGGCGGGCGCTACGCCGCGAGTTGCGACTTCTTCCAGCGGGCATTGCCGGCGGCAGACTGATAGAGGCCGTCCTGGTCGCCGTGTCCAAGCGTGAGTTCAACACGCCAATCCGTGAGCCGTGGAATGTGCTCATCCATCAATCGCTGCAGGCAATCGATCGGCACAACATGCTGTGGATCAACTCAGGCGATGGATGGCACCTACGACAGGCGCAGGTATTGCGTGACTATGTGGCGGACCTCAAAACCTGGATCCATCGTGAGGAGGCACGGCAATGTTCGGACCTGAAGTGATCAGTCGAGATGACCGCGAGGGCGGTTACATCGAGACGCTGCTGCCAGCGGAGAAGGGGGAGGTGTATTACCGGAGCTGCGTCGGCGGCGTGTGCCGGTATAGCTCGGACTGGTTTCAGGCGGAGATCTACCTGAACCAGATGCTCAAGCCATGAAGGTGCCGCCGGTGGTCGTGTTTGGGCTGACCTGGTTAGGCGGCATGTTGCTCGCCACCATCTGGCTGACGATGTTCTGAGTGGCTGGTGATCCACTGCACGATCGCCCACTCACCGAGCGCCGACCAGAACGGTTGAGCGCGATACCAGTCGACCCATGGCTTGTGGCCTTTCTGGCTGTTGCACATCAGGCAGCAGGAGACCAAGTTCTCGCGGACCGTCAGGCCGCCGTGGACCTTAGGGATAACGTGATCGAGGGTGGGGCTACGGCCGAGGGGATCGTTGCAGTAGGCGCACCTGTATCCCCAGCGGAGGTGGATCTGATCACGGGCGGAGCGCCGGGTGACCAAGCGCGTCTCATCAATGTGGTGCTGTTCCACTGAGATCGACCGGCAGGGGAACGGCGTGGACCTCTAGGTCGAGGATGTCGTCATCACTGGGAAGGAACTCAGCGATGTGAGAGTAAATATCAGCCGGCAGCTCCTCGGGATCGGTTTCGGAGCGCACCACCAGCTTGGCGGTGATCTCGACGATGAACGCCCGCATGGGCAGTAGCCCCGGCTGGTTAAACGGTAGCGGGTGCAACCGGATCAGCCTGTGTGACAGTTCGTTAACGTGCCCTGCATCCGGGGCACTGTGCCCTGTCGGCGGGGTATTCTTTCTCTATCGACAGCCACCCGATCATGTTCTTCCTCCAAGTCAACGGCATCGCTCAGACCGGCATGATGACTCGCAAGGCCGCCATCGCTGCAGCCGAGCGCGGTCATGCTGAGCGCCCTGACGTCATCGTCGTCCTCATGAAGTTCAACCCCGTCACCAACCGCGATATCGAAGTCAAGCGTCTCTACTGATGCGAGTCCTTGTCGCCTGTGAATACAGCGGCCGAGTGCGCGATGCCTTCCGCCGCCATGGTCATGACGCATGGAGCTGTGATCTGCTCGAGTGCGAGGCCGATCCCCGTTGGCACCTGCAGCATCCAGTCGAGGAGATCCTCGATCAAGGCTGGGATCTGATGGTCGCTCATCCTCCCTGCACCTATCTCGCCATCAGCGGCATGTGGGCGACTTACTCGGGTAAGCGTGATCCTGCTTTGACCGATCAGGCCATGGACTTCGTGCGTCTTCTGATGGCCGCACCGATCCCTCGATGGTGCCTTGAGAATCCGGTGAGCATGATCAGCACCGCGATCCGCAAGCCGGATCAGATCATCCAGCCATGGGAATACGGGCATGGCGAAGTGAAGACCACCTGCCTGTGGCTCCATAATCTGCCGAAGCTCAGGCCGACTAGCTATGCCGATGGGCGTGAGCAGCGGATCCTGAATCTGCCACCATCGCCCGATCGATGGAAGGAACGCAGTCGCACCTATCAAGGGATCGCCGATGCCATGGGTGATCAATGGGGTGCGCGTGAGCTACCACCTGTTGCACAGCAGTTAGCCTTGCTCCCATGACTTACATCCTCCGCATCGGTCCATGGCACGTCGGACCGTTCAGCACGCACATCGCTGCCACCACCTTTGCGGAGCAGCACGGCTGCGACGATTACACCATGATCCCGCTGGATGATCCGGCCGAAGCGCCCGGCATGATCCACCGCCTACGGATGGCACCGCTGCAGCATCCAATGAAAAAGCCCCAGCCGTCCCGCTGAGGCCTGCTGCTCTCCCGTTGAACGCTAGCCCTTGCTGCTGGTGACGCCTAGATCTGCGTTATATCTTCCGGTCTGGGCATAGCTCCGATCCGGTCGACCGCTCACCAGCAAGAACTTCATCTGCCCGATGCGCAGGCCAGGCCAGACCGGCAGTGGATGCATCCGCCGGCTGTTCTTCAGCTCCATGGTCAGCCTGCTGCCAAACCATCCTGGATCGCACCATCCGGCTTCCGCATGATCCCAGCCTTCGCGTGCGCGGCTGGACTTCAGCACGAACTGAGCGCCAACATGCTCCGGCAGGTTGAAGATTTCCCTGGTCTCCGCCAGGAACCACTCCCCCGGCTGAATCCAGAACGGATCTTCTTGCGTGTGGCCGGTGATGCCGAGGATCTGCAGCTCAGGATGCCCTGCCACCTCGATCATGATCCGATCGCCGAGGATCACATCCAAGCTGGCCGGGTTCAGGTGCTCCTCGACATAGGGGCTCACCATTGCCTCCTGCTTGCACAGGCGGCGGATCTCATGATCAGGGAGAAGCATCAGGTGTAATCCCAGCGGCGGCGCTGCCCATCAGCACGGCGACCGAGATGGATGAAGGCCGGTGCAGCGTAGCCGAGGCTGAATGGCCAGTTCTCATCACACCACTTCTCGACAACTTTCATGTCAGCACCATCGACCACGAAGTCGACAGCACCGACACCAGGTGCTGAATAAAGATGCTCGCTGTTGGTGGCACCACCGACTGAAGCGTTGATCGCCGAAGGCCGGTAGCCCGAAGTGATGATGATGCTCTTGCCGCCGAAGCGCTGCCGCACCCGCTCGAGGAACGCCGCCAGCTCCGCTGCAGTGTTCACCTGATATTGATGAACGAAGCGCCGCGCCTCTTGATCGAGCGCAAACTCACCCAGCCTGATGTGCGGCGTGATGCGCGCGCTGAATGATGAGTCTGGCGTCAGCCTGGCGGGTTCCTGCTGCATCTTCGGCCGATGGTCGCCCCATAGCTCACCCTCTGCTCTACGGCGCCGCAACAGGCCAGCCTCCACGTTGCTGCCAGGGTTGCGGTACAGCTCGAGCGCTGCGGGCACCTTGTCCCATGCCTGCTCGCGCAGCACCTTGGTGATCGTCTCGAAGCCGGGCGTGCCGTAGAAGCCAGCGCCGAGATTGTAGGCAAAGCTCACCAACGCCGATCGCTGGTTGTCGTCCATCACCTTCCAGTGCGGGATGGTGCTGGCCAGCTTGTCGGCGATGCGATCCACCTCAAGGCGGAGCATCATGTCGGCCTCGATCACGTTGATCTTGTCGCCGCGCTTCACCGGCACGCCACCGCTATAGCGAGTGGTGCCATAGCCGATCGTCCATGGATCGCCACCGCTGAGCGGATCGGGATAGGCGGAGAGGTGGACGCCCTCGAACTGCTTGATCAGGTTGATCGCAGCCGATAGGTCGATCTGCTTGCCATCCTGCGACCAAGCCTCGAACCACGGCCGATCACGCCGCATTGCCTGCTTGTACCCATTAGCGGCGAGATCCTGCTCGAGCAGGCTGATCGCCGCGGCCTGATGGGGGAGTCCTTTGTAGTACCGAAACAGAGTCTGCAGGGTGATCGGTGCCGTGTTGGCCATGTCAGCGGCGCTTGGGGAACATGATGCGCAGCGCTTGGAGGATGAGCTGGACCCAGCTATTGGACTTCAGCGGGGAGACGGCGATGATCTCGGAGCCAGCGGCAACGATGATCGCGATGATCGCAATGGTTTCAGGTGACATAGGAAGTAGTGCCTGAATCCCCAAACTACTGCCCTAGCTCCAGTGCGCGCACGCGCTTATCTAAGTCAGCCAGTTCAGTGCGTGCGTCGATCTTTAGTTCTTCAATCGATTTGGCCATCTGCACCACCGTGGCCTCGATCCGTGCCGACTGGATCTGCATCGAGATCAGCAGGCC